AGAGGGGCTAGCAGAGCTATGCCACACGATAGTAAACACTATCTCTCGCCCGTCGGAATTTCACCGACGGATTTAGACCATTATAAGTCAGGGTAATAAAGGAAGTCCTTTACGACCTGTTTTACGTTAACTCTTTCGGGAAAACGTACTTATGATGGGATACCTCCATGTTAGGGTCTGAAAAGCTGAAAGGCTTTCGTTTCCAAACATGGTCTACAACAGTACAGAGGAAATGATCCTGTCCATTGCTCGAGTCAAGGAAATGTCGCGGTTGATGCTTCATAGTAATGAAGTGTTCATCAAGCGATCTTCCCCAATTTTGAGCCTTAGATAGAAACGCTCTGTAACCCCCGATTCTCCGACGTCTTACCTCATTAACTAAGGTATTACGTGGAAGTTCTGTTGAATAAACAGACGAATCGTTTTCAATGTCTACGCCACCTAATAAATCAGGTGGGCAGTATTTACGACGAATGGCAAGCCATAAGCCGTGCATTGAAGGGTCGCATATCTGTAATTTGTCACAGAATGACCACTTTCTTAATTTGTTCAAAAGCCATATCACACGTGAAACGTGATCAACAGGTTTACGAACATAGAAAGGAGTTACGTCAGTGCCAAGATGGTAATGCTTACCACAGCTTTCGCGAAACGGACCAGATACAAAAGTCTTATCGGAATTGGTTTTGAAGCCAATATCGTCAAGAGCTAGTATCAATCTGTTAGCCATAAAGCTGGGGCAAATTATATCATCACCGAATACAGATACCCGATTACGCCAATGGGCGAAATCAGGGATGTTGTAGGACATTTCCGATTGCATAGTAAGGTAAACAGCTTTCGTTAGAGCATAAAAGATTAAACTTTCGAGCTCAAACGTGAAGCCATTACCCATAGATGATATTTTCTCCCACTTAATTACTTGACCATCTGGCAGTGTGCCATATGTCGAGCGAGTGGAATCAATTTCATCACACCATGCAGTTGAGAGTAAATCCCAAACTAACCGGCACGATATAGAGTCGCTGGCAGCACTTAGGTCGATGGTAGAAACCATCCCAGTGATACTGCCGTAATAAGCTAAGCGTTGATTAATGGATTGGTCGTTAAGATCAATGCCAAACACCTTTAAGCGTCCGCGTATGTGATTGCCAATGGCAGTCTGCATATGCATGTTCATATCGGGTTCAATAGCTATAGCTCTATCTATATCAGTCTTCTTTGGTACGGTACCAACTCGGTTCCCCAAGGTAATATTAAGGTTAAAGTATCCACCACTAGCGCACCACAAAGGTGTCGCAGTGATGAGTGCTTGTGCCTTCCGTTCAAGACGACGCGTCACATCAATAGGTTGCTGACAGTTGTACTTATTATAGGCATGCCCAGACGATCTTTTTCGAGACGTTGAAGCACCACCTGTGAAACTAGAAGTTTCATATAAGTCAACAGGAACATCACCTAGGATTTCTGCTACTATTTTGGTAGCATGATAAAGGATACCGTTCAAGTTGTCGCAGCGCGAGCCGTAGCCGTGATCGTTAATCTGTTTACAAGTCTTCTCAGACTCTAACAGTTTATCAATTGCAGCTTGCTTGCGTACGACCTCTGGTTCAGTATCCAAACCTACGTATTTACTAAGCAGTTCGCTTTGTAAATAATCCCACTTAAAGGCATAACTACCTTTAATATCTGTGGGACGATGTTTTCTAACCATATCAGCAATGGTCTGGCCATCTAAGAAAATAGACGGCAATCCGGTGGAAACACCAGATCCACGGCGCGAAATGCGACCGTGTTTATTCCGATTAGACATTCTTAATCCTTACGGCGAAAGCCGCTAAGTGAGAGAGCTGTCTTCTTGTCTTTACGCAATAGCGTATCGACAATAAAACGAACCAAATTCCATATATTAATTATGGAAAATTTACCAACAGTCATATTAATAGACTGCCTTACCGTCGCGCACAACATCGATAACTAACGCATCAGCCAAGGCTGATGTGAAAAGTGTAAAGATACGTTCGCGGTCGGCAGTGGTAAAATGCTTTGGTACCTTCATCGTAGTATCAACAATTGCTTTGCCGTTAGGCATTGCTAACCCGGTATCAGTACTTACTACAGACTTGATTGTCTCTAGTTTAAAGTTACTTTTAACGGTATCTTGTGATGTACGAGAAGCACCTAAGACTAAATGGTCGTTCAAATCGGGTTGACCATCAACCTCGTTGTAAAAGTGTGCGTCACCATTACGGTTTATGTTAGCGGGCTCAAAAGTTTGAGCTTCGCCGTTATTGTCGTTAATGACAATAGAAGCTGCCTGTGGCATAAATGTTCCCCTAAGGAAAGTTAAGTTATTTCCGAGTTAACACGTCTGCTAGAGATAGCAAGTCGGCAACACGGTCCAAATCTCCAATACCCCGAATAGGGTTTTGAAGGCGCGGTAACGGTATAGGTAATCGGGATAAAACCCTTCGCCTATAACCAGTTAACGTGTAAGACGCACTCCATCTAGTAAAATCGTACCAGTATAGCTCTTCATCGTAATCGATGTTAAGCGAACCCTGGAATTGCCAAGATTGAGACCCGTGCATAAAGCTTACATTCGGTAGAACCGAAAGTGCTTGAAGCCAGGGACCAATAGGCAAAGCCCAGTCTACGATAAACGACAATGGAATCAATTCCCACCCAATGCCTGGAATATTGGCAAAGCCAAATTCGTTAGCAGTTTGGTATAACGGACTATCTATCTTTAAAGTTAGATTAGTACGCGCTACACCAGAACCTGTCCGGACGTTGTGACGATAGTCATAATAGTCCTTGTAATCGGCACTTAAGTCGAACTTTGTACCGCCCCTAACATTTACTGTTAGTTTGCGGACGATGTCGTCATTAAGTACTTTTACAGCTGACTGGATATCATATACGGTAGGCATAATGCCGTACCTATACATGAGCCAGCCTTCGGCAGGTGATGAGAAGTCAGACTTTGACTTCTGCTTGTTCCGTAACGAAAACCGTTTACGTAAGTATTTGAAATCTAATTTCTTAATAGCAATTAGATCACGATACAACGTTCGGGTTAAACTCGTTATGGTTTCAGCAGTTTTCCGCGACTCAGCTAAAGCTTGAGCTGCATTAAAGTCTGTTTTCGCAGCAGAGGCCAAGGCCTCTATAAGACCAGGATCAAGATAACTTGAGTCAGGCATAACAATACAACTGCTGGGATTACCGGATGTCAAGTTTCTGACAAACGGGAAAACACAGATGTTCAAAGGACTAGAATATTGTCCTTTAGAATAAATTGTTGCCGACCTTGAGAAATAATCCCCTGGTGTTGTGGTAACCATTAGTTCTTCATAAGATGTGGGCTTACGCCCATCACTAGGAACAATATCTGAACGAGTACGACGAGTTTTAACAGATTCACTTTTAGTGACTCCACTTGAAACCCATGCGCGCTCCGACCAATTATAGTCGAAACGTTCTTGAGATACCGTCCGACGTGAAATATTCTTACGCAAAACTAATATACTCCTACGAAAGTTGGAATGAAAAGACGCAATCGAAACTGCGTCCCGTGGCATAACTACGTGTTATGAACGGCGAGAAACTAC